GTGCCATGCTTGGTCTTGAACGATGTCACACCTTGCACGTCAGCTTGTTCTTTAATCCATGCTTCCAACTTCTCCATCTTGGCTTTGATGGTAGACACACGGTCTTTCACCTCAGCTTCAATGGATTCCTTCTGCGACCTCAGCTTCATGTAGGTCGCTACTACATCATCTACGTTTACAGTCATAGTGTCACCTATTTGTCTGTTGTTGAATTAAATCAAGAAGCAAGCCTTGCAGTTTCTGCTTGTTCTTCAATCGTTCGTACATCTTGTACTCAAGGTCTGTCGCCTCGATGTGGATGACGTTCGATGTATGCCTCTTGCCGATACGCTCAATGCGACCGTTCGCCTGAACATATTGTTCGTTGCTTGTCACTGGCCCATACCAGATAATCGTTGACGCGACAGTCAGTGTAAGTCCGTGCGCCATCGTTGCGGGGTGAGCAATCAACACATGTGGGTCTTTGGCTTCTTGGAAATCTTGGAATATCTGATTGCGTTTGGTTGACGATACCTCACCATTCACAACACCAACAGTCCAGTGCTTCGACAACTCTTTCTCCAACATGTGCAGAGTTCCGGTCAGTGGTACAAATACAATTACTTTCTCTCCTGCTTCTTCAATCACCTCCTTCACTAAGTTGATTCGTGGTGTACAGTCGAGTTCAATGTTGCGTCCATCGTCACCATAGGCTACGCCACACGCAATCTGAACCAACTTCTGAATCTTCACCGCTTCATTAACCGCAGTAATTGTTCCTTCCGTGGACATCTCAGTAACAAAATGTCTCAGCATCTGTGTGTAATGCTTCTTCTGTTCAGCAGTAAGTTCCACTGAGCGTGTCTGCACAATGGTATCCGGCAAATCAAAACACTCATCGCGTGTGTATCTGACAGCAGGTTGTAGGATGTTCTTCACAATCTCTACAGACTCAGGTCGTGGTATGAATTTCCATTGCCCAATCTTCATCATCACCTGTTCGCGGAATGATGTAAAAGTCTTGGTGCAGTATGGACTATTGACCAACCTTGCCAACGCCCACGCATCGGTGGGGTCGTTGGGGGTTGGTGTACCCGTCATTAACCAAAGCCTCGCAGAATGGTTTGACTCCATCCACTTTCGGAAAAGTTTGAATCGCTGTGTCGAGGGATTGCGTAGTACTGCCGCCTCGTCAACGATGATGAGGTCGAACATCCCGTGAGTGTGTTCGCTAATGATTGGGAACCCGTCATGATTGATGATGTAGAAGTCAGCCTCACGCTTTAACAATTCCAAACGCTTCTTCGCTGTACCGTGAAGCACCAAGAACTTGCGGTGAGGAAAGCCCATGAAGATACCGTCAGCCCACACACGTTCAAGAGTGGATAGTGGCGACAAGATGAGAACCTTCTTGACCTGTTTGGTTTTGATGAGGTAGTCAGCAGCCCACAAAGCAGACTGCGTTTTGCCCGTACCGATTTCATTCAACACCAGCCCGCGCTGATGGAGCGTCAAGAACGCAGCAGTTTGTTTTTGGTGGTCATACGGCTTGAACTGGCCGGGCCAGTTGTAGTAATACAGAATGGGGGATGGGGCTTGTATGCCAAGGTTGCGCAATACGCGCACCTCATCAAGCCTATGGGGAGTAATGACAAGGGGTGTGCCTTGGTACTCGAACGGCTTCGCAGTCGGGATGCAGTCAAGCACCCGATTGGGGTTGTTTAATTTAAGAGCCAACGCTTTGGCTTCTTCTACCACTAGCATGTCTTCACCTGTATAGTTTTTCTTGCAACATTACGTCGAGCATGTCGAGAGATTCTTGGTCACATACCACCATCCACCAACCACCTGCGCTCTGAATCTTTGCGCCGCATTGCATCTGCAATTCGGTTGGCTTCTTAGTTCTGTCTGCCTTCACTTCAATCCCCATGAACTGCCCTTTCACACAAGCCACGATGTCGGGAATCCCTGCTATCCCAAACCCATTGCTTGCGGGGAAGAAATACCAAACACCATGCTTCTTTAACAGTTCAACAACTCGGCGTTTTACTTTGCCTTCAGGTGTATTGTACGACACATTACGCTCCTGTCAAGTTTTATTTTATTAGGTTAAACCCTAGCACTCACACAGTCGTGACGGGCAGGGCAGAAGCGGCATAGACCTGACGGTTTCATAGGCCAGTTGTCATGCTCAAGAGACGTATAGATACGTTGTATGCGCTTCATTGTGTCCGCCCATAGGTCGTTCATCTGCCCTCTGTAGTACGTCTCTGTGTCCATCTCCATGGTCTTGAGCCACACAAGAGAAGTCTTGACTGTATCTACTTCGGGGTAGTGCTTGAACACCTGCGCCGCAAACAACTGCATCTGAAACTGGTCAGCATTGCGCTTACCTGTTTTCCAGTCCATCACGTTGGCAAGTTTACCGTTGATTACAAGGATGTCTAGTTTGGATCGGAGCCATGCGTCAGCATCCCACCAACCTGTTGGTGTAAGGTTGTCGGTCAGGACGAGTTCATGCTCGATGAGTAGTTGCCCCCCGTCTGCAATCTTCTCAACCGATGCGCAGAGAGGTTCGTAATGCGCCACATCCTGTGGCAACATCTTGTTGGACTTGAGTCGATGCTCAAGGTATTCGTGGATTCGTTCGCCATACTTGGACGCTTCGCCACCCTCATCGACCACATCCTTCACGACACGCTGACGGAAGTAACGGTAGGGGCAGTTCTCGTACAGTTTGATTGAACTGTATGAATGACTAAGTTTCATAGATTGTCAGCGGTGGGACTTCCACCGCCCTTGTGTAGATTGAGGTTCCAATATATCAGGTTTCGCCATAGTTGTCAGCAATTCCTGATTCGCAAGCCACGGGTAACCCTGCCGCCCAGACTGGGGGAGTGGACATTATCCTGACAAGAAGTTGTTCTGCGTTAGACGTATCGGCTGCCGGGGCCGTGATGATAATTTCATCGTGAACTTGGAACGCCACATGGTAGTGCTGCCCAATCGCAGCCATCTGTTCAGCAACAACTATTCGTGCGAGTGCTTGGACTAGGTTCTCTGTCACCTTACCGCCGTAGATTTTCGTCCAGTTAATTTCTTCGACCTCGCCTGTCATCACCCGCTTGGTCACCGCCTTGCGGTACTCCCTTGGGTCAGCGATGTAGACATACTGATTGTTCTGTTGGCGCAATGCAGGGTAGCGTATGCGTAGACCATTCGGTAGAATGATGCCCTCGTTGTCGTAAGAAATCCAATCGACAATCTGTCCCGACTGACCGCACACCATTTGGTTAAGTGCGTTGTTGCACTTGTTCCACAAAGATACTATTCGATGATTCTTCTGCCTGTACAGCCTGACGATACGCTCGGCTTCACTCAACTCAATCTTGACAGAGATACCGCCTTGCCCAATCTCAAGCGTCCTACGAAACTTCTCCGCACCCATCCCATACCCAAGTCCCAATATACAGGTCTTGCCTACGAATCGTTCTACCTTGTCAGCCTTCGTTATCTTACGTCCATAGACCTCAGTGGCAAACTCTGAATAGACATCACGCCCTTCAGCAAATGCTTGCACCAAGTCCTCTTGCCCCGCAACATAGGCAACCATACGGGCTTCAATCTGTGATGAGTCGCTTGCAATTATCTTGTGACCCACCGGTGGTTTTAGTGCGCGGCGTATAGAGTTGTTGCCACGAGCGGGTAGGTTTTGTAAGTTAAGTTTGTCGCCACCTGAGAACCGTCCTGTGTGTGCGCCATAGTAGTTGAGCATGATGGGTAGCCGACCACGGTCAGCCACACCGATGAGTGCTTCGGTGCGTGTTTCTTCAATGGTGGATTTAACGCCGAGCCTAGCAGACACCGCCGCTTGCACCCTATCATCAGGATGTTCTAGTAAGTCGGTGAATCCTTTGTCGGTCTTTGAAAAGGCAAAGGCTTCCTTGCCTGTCTTTAGGCTTACCTTCTTTGGTGGTTCGACACCAAGTGATTCCAAGTAAGTGGCAAACTTTTGATTGGACATGAGCATATCTCTGACTGCTTGCTCACCACCTATTCCGATTCCCATGTCAGCGAGCAGCGAACGCTTGCGTGTTTGTACCTCAGCAAGATGTTGCTGTAAGACTGGCACATCTAACTCGATCACTGGTTCGGTATACATACGCAAGGTTTGGTCAATGACCATGAGTTCAGAGACAGGGAATCCCTTGCTCAGTTTCTTGAACAGTTCGTATGTCAACTCCACATCGTTCTTACAGTACTCACCATACCTCGCCAGTTCATCGGGTAAGAAGTCAGCCCTGCGTTTGCCGATGGCTTGCAGAACTTCCTCGCCCTTTTGCCCAAGCCCATAGTAAGTAGCGAGTGCTTTGAGCGAACCGCCCACAGTAAGTTGGTGTAAGGGTCGCGCCATGCTCAGGGTGTCTAGCCATAACTTCGGCTTGATACCGTAGTGCCACGACAGGATTGCCCCATCGAACGCTGTGTTGTGACAGAGGATAGCCTTGTCGGAGTAGTCCAACCCCGTCAGGAATCCCTTCACATTGCTACCGCTATACCAAACGGTTGGGTCTTTGTTGACCTTCACACCTACACCAATCACCTCGAACTCAGGACTGCGGATATAGGATTCCGTTGTCATCTTAGAGAGCGAGAAGTCCTTCGAGTAGAAAGTTTCAAAGTCGATAGTAACTATATCCATGTGCGCCTCATTGCGTCTTGGTAATCAAACTGCTCCGCGAAACATTCCACAATGGATATATCTTCGGGAGTCCATGCTTCCACAACATCGTTGTAGATGTAGACCTTCTTCGGCACGCGTAGATTGTTTGCGACGAATTGCCTACCCTTATCGGTAATGCGCCACATACCTGAGTGCTTGACCTTCGGGTCATCGTTGGGTCTGCGCTCTACTAATCCCCAATGTTTTGTAGTGGGTAGTTGGTTAGAACGGAGAACAAGTTTGGGTGCGGTAGTCGGTACATCAACCCATCCATGTGCATCTGCGTTTGCCTTCGATAGCCATATCAAACTCTTTGCCATCGTTGCGTTCAGTCCGATACGGTATACGATACCGAACCTATCGCACACAGGGCATACGCCCCCCGCATCATGGATGGTTTTGTGCCATTCATCTCTTAGAGTATCAATCATTCTTGGACTCCCAATAGAGTACCGCTACCCCTGCGGCAAGGAGCAGGAGTAACATCAATCCTGCTCCCACGAATACACCACCGACAAACGATAGAGTATTCGCAATCTCAATCATCGCCCATCACCTCAGTAAGTTTCTCAATGTAGTGACCTGCCTTACGGACATCCAGCACACCACCCTTGGTATTACTACGAGCAAGATATTTGATTGCGTTGCCCTTGAGGAATCCACGGAATTCTTCGGGTGTCATCCATGATTCCATTGCCTTCCAAGGTTGCACACCCATGTTCATATAGTGGTCACCACCAACTTGTTTACGATTGGCTTGCGTTACCGCGTCGGTAATCTGTGCGCCAAGTAATTCTGTCGAGAGTACTTCTTGTGCTTCGTGCATTGCCTGTTTGCGTAGCATGTATACCTGAGACATATGCGCTTTGAACTTCTCACCAACAAGTTTGGGGTCAATGGTTGGGTTCTTGACAAAGTACTCGCGTATCTTCTGTGACTTACTTTTCATTTGATTCTCCTTCTAAGTTAAAGACATCTACCCCCATCCCACAATGAGGGGAGAACTTACATGCGACATGCGCCGCTTGCTCTGCTGTTGCGCCCATAGCCATCGCACCATAGGCAAAGTCCTTGCCATAGCCAAAGGCGCACTTGTTCCTACCATGTTCTATTGGTATGTGTGATCGCTCGTACCTAAACAAACCGTCAGGTGTTGCGACAATGAACTCACACCATCTATCTGTGAGTGTTTGTTCCGTAGGGAATTGGTCGGGTATGCAACCTCTGAGATACCACTCCCGCATGGCAAGGACGAGGGACATGGTTCCCACCCCTGTGAGTACGGCATTGCCTAGCCGCCATGCCTTGTCCTGCTCCCACATAGTAAAGCCATCAGAGACACCCCTATCAACGGCAAGAGTGCCTCCGTCCCATACGACAACGGTCATGTTGATTTCCTTCACCTTTGTTTTTATGTATTGTTACGCTACTTTGCATCGCTGTCAAGTTCGTAGTTACCCTACCAGTCATCTCCTCTCGGTATGTCAATGCCAAGGTCACCATAGTCCTCACGCCCATAGTCCTCGTCCATTGCATCAAACGCAGACTTCGATGGCTTGTGTTTCTCCACAACATGTTTCTGTTTCTTTGTCATGTTAGACATGGCAGCCTGCAAGGAATCAGACGCTCTAACAACTGACAACTTCTTGTGCTTTGGTTGGCTAGGCTTGATGCCCGTAGGGGCAGGGGATGTATCCCACCTCTCGGTGGTTTTCCCCCGCACTCCACAGTCACAAGCGTGTCGCCTCGCAATAGTCTTAGTTGCCTCATGCCATCGTGTATCAAGGCACTTCATTTTCCTTTTGCAAGTTGGACACTTCATCAAACACTCCGAATCTCTTACGCATATCAATGCTATGCGTTTTGCATACATCATCTATTGCGGACAAAACATCTGCGGGTTTTATATTTCCACGATGATAGTACCATCGGTCGTGTACTGCATGTGCGGCAAAACCGTTAAGTAATTCCATAGGGAATTGGTTGTCTCGAATGGATGTATATAGTAGGTCTTGCCACTCAGAGGCAGACCAATCGGGGACGGAGTTGTTGCTTCGCGGAAGGTTCTTTTGTGCTTGGATTAGTGGGTCGAACGCACCGATACGAGTACGGGCTTTGATACCGTACTTGAATTTACGTAGAGAACTGAGCCATACTTTGCGTTGCCCATGGTCAACGGTAGCGTTGAAGTCAGGTCGTCGGTTGATGCACTCACCTGTCAACATATTGAACTGCATACCTTGAAAATATTCAGGTGCATCACTCCGCATGTACGACCACACCATGTAGCCCCGTTCCTTATCTTCAGGGATGGTACTGGTATGGTTGACTCGGTATCGGGCAGTACCTACTCGTTGCCACATAAATGGTATGGCTTTGTATAGGCTCGACGAGAATGTTACTGCGGCTACAGCACGAACCTTATGCGGTGTCTCGGTGAAAGTAAAGATGTTGTCAGGTGTTAGTTCACCGAACTTCAATCCGCTACGGTCACCGAAACAGAACTCAAGGGTCGAACCATTCTTGTATATCCTAGCCCATGATTTCAATGGCTTGCCCTTGTTTTTATCTCGGGCAGTCATGAAGTGTGCATGGAAGTCATCATAGGTACGCAGGACGCACTTGTCCCACCAGTTTGATGTTACTAATGTCATGGTATGTTCCTTATCGTGTAATTTTATTGGCGACAACTGCGGCAGTCATAGAGCCAAGGTCTACATTGACAGTCACCTCTTTCTTCTCGCGTTCCTTTACCTCACGATGGCGTTCCTTGTATTCCTCAGGAACCAAGTCCCATAGTGGAGGCCACATCTTGAGAGCAGGGGCAAGGGTCGCATGTGCCTCGATGATTGTCTTGACCTGCTTGACGAAGGCTTCACGCTTCTCCTCAACCTCCCTGATGCCTTGCTTCCACTTAACTACCTCGGCATGGAACTCACCCCATACAAGATGGTCTTTGAGTACGACACCATCACGGTATGAGTATTCCTGCTTGGCGTACTCGGTATCAGGGAACTTAGTAGGCCACGGTCTGTCGCTAGTCAGGGCGAACTTTAGATTAGCGTTTTGGCTACCCACCTTCTCAATCTCGATGGTGCTTACTTTCTTCAGGAACATATCGGGTACTGCATTGAGTACGGCAGTATGCTCACCGAACAGTATGTTGTATATCTTGTCACCCCATGCTTGGTCAGGCTTGGCATCGGTTGCTGCCTCTAGTTGTTTACCAAACACACCTCGTGCGTTCTTCACAATTTCCTCATGCAAGTCCTTACTAAATCTTACTGTCGCCATTTCATTCTCCTTCCATGTCATCATATAAATCGTTAGCCAAGATTGTCTCGGCAACGGCATCGTCACTCGTTAAACCTTCATACTCCTTCTCTAATCGTTGATATAACTCACGCATGTAGTTCCTAAATATCTCAATTACTTCTTCTTCAAATACTACCAACTCATACCCCAATGCTTCGTCCAATGCACGGACAACATGTTGGTGCATCTCTGTTGGCTGTTGCCATAGGGCGTAGAAGGAATCGCTATCCATACTGAACACAGTACAGTTCTCATGGTAGTAATGCCCTCTATGACTACACTTCATAGTCACCGTACCGTTGTGCTTAACAAGTTGTCGGATGATTGGGTAGTCGGTGTACTTGAAGTTGGTATTCAGGAATGTAGCGATGTCATCTATCTCACCCTCGAAGCAAGCACCATCACCCTGCGACCAAAAGCCTGAGAAGTACATGCGGTCTACTGCAATGCCCTTCTCCACCATATCCTCCTTAAATGTTTCGTACACATAGTCGTACCAATTATCATGCTCGACATTGATGTGCCTATACTTCTCCAGTAACTTGGCGTTCTGTTTTATGTACGCTAAATCCATCTCGCTCTCTCCTTATAGTCGCATTGCCATCGAGAATATCGACAATGACCATCTCAAGAAAATACCTCTTATGTTTTGAAGCTCTGAGTCTATGCGGCAGGGATTAGATCTAGCATCCCATACCCACGACGACGACCATCACTATTAATTCGGCTTATGTAATTATGAC